AAAAGCACAACTTGAAGTTTACGGAAGACAATTAGGACTTGAACTTGATAAGCGACATAACAAAGCTGATCTAATTGTTGAATTAGAGGAAGCAATCTCAATTAAGGAGGAATCTTAAAATGTCTGTTATCCAACAGAACTTAGAAAAAATGACTGTTGTTGCTGGTGTTGCGACTGCTGCTGTAACAAGCACAGCTACATCAAGTGCAATAGATTTACTTGAATATGATGGCGATGTATTACTAATTTTGGATAGTGCTGCTGGTGGCGGTTCTTCTCCAACATTAGATATTAAACTAACTGAATGTGCTACTACAGGTGGTACATACACAGATTTATCTGGTGCTACTTTTACACAGGTAACTGGTTCTGCTTCAATGCAAACACTTGCAATCAATAAAGATTCAAGCAAGCGTTTCATTAAGATTGTGCAAACAATCGGTGGATCATCCCCAACATTTACTTTTAGTATCAATTTAATTGGTCTTAAAAAGTACGGTTAAAATATATAGCCCTCCTAGAGAGGGCTTTTTTTCTTATGGCATTTACTGAAGATTTAGATGTATTCTTTGGCGATTTTTCTGAGAGTATTTTCTATGACAATGCTACTTATAAAGGAATATTAGAACAACCTGACGAGGTGATAGCTGATGGTGTTGTTCTTACAACTGATTATGAACTTACAGTTAAAAATAGTGATTTAGGTTCTTTAGCTTTTGATACACAAATAGAAGTAAGTAATGTGAAATATAAAGTAAGAAGTGTTAGAAAAATAGATGATGGTACATTATGTAAGATCTCATTAAGTAAGGTTTAATATGGCAAGTAAAAGAGAACAAATATTAGCTGCGGTAAAAACAAACTTGGCTAACACTACAGGTGTAGCTGATCGTATTTATCGTTCTAGAGTTGAACCAATAGCTAGAGGAGAAACACCTGCAATTGTTATAGAACCTATTACAGATGAACCTACAGTTAGTAGTTCTACATATTTAAAAATAGATTGGACTTTAAGAATAAGGGTTGTTGTTGTTATTAGAGGAACAACACCTGAGAGTATTGGTGATGGTACGATAGAAAGTTTACACGCAAAAATGTTAACCGATACTACTATTGGAGGTTTAGCAAAAGATGTAAGACCGTCTACCCAAACTTTTGAATTTATAGAAGGAGATCAACCATCTGGAGTTATAACTTGCGAATATGAAATAGATTACAGAACAGGATATAACAGTTTAACAACATGATTTATAATAGTAAAGCAAGCCTACCAACCCTTATTGTTTAATATGAGTAATGAAATCCCAAACGAGGGTGGAACTTACATCCTTGACCCAAAAACTGGCGAACGTAAGCTAGTTCAACAAACAAAACAAGCAGAAATTTCTACTGAGGTAATTACAGATGGCACAACTAACAAGGAAGAGAGTAATTCTGATTGAAGCGGAAAGTTCATATGGAACTGACCCTACTCCTTCAGCAACAGATGTAGTTCTAGTAACTGATCTAAGTATCACACCACAATCTAGTGACGTTGTTAATAGAGATGTTGTAAGACCATATCTTGGTTCATCACAACAGCTATTAGCAAACACAAGAGTTGAATGTACATTCTCGGTAGAATTTGCTGGATCTGGAAGTGCTGGTACAGCTCCAAGATATGGAAGTGCATTAAAAGCTTGTGGGTTATCTGAAACTGTTAGTAGCGGAACTAGTGTTACCTACGAACCAATTTCAGCAAGTTTTTCATCTGTTACTATCCACTACAACGTAGACGGTGTAAGACATATCGTTACTGGTTGTCGAGGAAATGTTGCATTAGAAACAGCCGTTGGCGAAATTCCAAAACTGAATTTCACTTTTACTGGGATATATAATGCCCCAACTGACACAGCATTACCTTCTGTTACTTATGGTAACCAGGCAACACCATTAATCTTTAAAAACGGAAACACAAGTAGTTTTGCATTATTAAGTTATGCAGGTGCTTTGCAAAGTTTAAATATGGATATGGGCAACTCAATAGTTTATAGAGAACTTGTTGGAGGAACAAAAGAAGTTCTTCTTACTGATAGAGCAGCAAACGGTTCTGTTTCTATAGAATCACCAACAATCGCACAAAAAGATTATTTTAGTGCTGCATTATCAGACACTACTCTTGGTAATATCCAAGTTACACATGGAACAACTGCTGGTAATATCTGTAAGTTTTCAAGTACTAAAGTAGATATTGGTGATGTAAGTTATGGAGAAATGGACGGAGTAACTATGTTAGAGATTCCATTCACATTAGTTCCAAGTTCAGCAAATGATGAGCTAACTTTCCTATACACTTGACTTCCTAGCTAAAGTATAGAAGTATATATATTATTTAGTATTTATGGCATTTGTCCGTAAGAAGACCAAGGTTTATCCTTGGCCTGTGGAAGTTAAAAGACCTTCTGAAACAGTACCTGGGGAATTTGAAACAACAAAATTCATTGGGAAATTTGCTCGATTAGATAGATCATCTTTAGATAAGTTTGAAAATGAAGATGAATTTTCTGCATTATCAAAAATATTAGTTGGATGGGAAGATGTTAATGAAGAAGATGATACTCCTATCACATTTAGTAAAGCTGTATTAAAAGAATTTTCAGAAGATGTTGATTTTGTTAAAGGAGTACTAGATGCATTTAAAGCATTTTACGGAAATGCACAATCGGGAAACTAATTGATGCCACTAAATACTGGGCTTCGGGTGGTAAACAAGTTATAGATGAAACACAACAAGATGCAAATGCACTTGGGATAAAAATCGAGAAGCAGCCAGAAGAAAAAAAAGATTTTGAAGTTTTTGATGAGAATTGGGATATCGTTATGATGTTTATAAGAATGAATACACAATGGCACATATCTTTTGGAGGTATGGTAGGTTTAAAATATGAAGTTTTATTGCTTGCTGGAGGACTGTTTGACCTCTACAATGTAGAAAACAGACAAGAAATGCTAGAGGGTTTACAACTAATGGAATCTGTTGCTCTCGTAGAGATTAGTAAGGAGAAGAAATAATGGCGAAAGAAATAGGAAATATAGAACTAAAGTTTGATGTTACAGGTTTAGAAGACCTCACAGGTTTATCACGTTCTCTAAAAAATCTAGAAAAAGTTTTTAAACCATTATCAAAAAATGGTGTAAAAAATTTAAATGACAATATAGCAAAAACTGTTAGTTTAGTTCCCAAAACAATTACACAATTTAAACAAAAAGAAAGAACACTTAAATCATTAAGAAATGAAGTAACAGCTGGGGGTAAAAGATTTAAAGAATTAGGGAAAGCTATAGATGCAAACAGAGCAAAATTACAATCATTTAATCAAACAGTAAAGAAAGGAATGTTCTCTGGATTAGGTGCAGGTGGGGCAGCAGCAATAGGAGGTGTAGGTGCATATATTGGCAGTACATTAGGAGTGCCTCCAGCTATTAGTGGATTAGCTAGTGCAGGTGCTGCTGCTAGTGCTGCATCAGGAGGAAGTGCAATAGCAGGTGGACTTGCAGGTGCTGGAATTGGAGCTGGTATTACTGCTGTCGCTGGAGGAGTTCAGTTTGCAAAGCAAGCTGCGATACAAGCATCACAAGTACAAAAATTAGAAATAGCTCTAAGAGGTGCAGTAAAAACACAAGCTGATTTTGAAAAAGGTTTAAAAATAATTGCTGATACTTCAAGAAAATTAAATGTACCTATTGCAGCATCAACAAAACAATTTACAACTTTAGCTGCTTCTGTTGTAGGTTCTGGTGGAAGTATTGAAGATGCTAAAGAAGTATTTACTGGTGTTTCAAATGCTATAAAAGCGACAGGTGGTAATGCAGAAGATGTACAATCTGCGATTCGAGCCATGTCGCAGATCTTTGGTAAAGGTAAGGTGTCGGCTGAAGAATTACAAGGACAGCTCGGTGAAAGATTGGCTGGAGCCGTTGTGAAATTTGCAGAAGCTAATGGCAGTAGTTTGCAGAAATTACAGAAAGACTTGAGAGATGGAACAGTAGGTTTAGATCAAGTTATAAAATTTGCTAAAAAATTAAATGTTGACTTTGCTGATACAGCAATAAAAATATCAAATTCATCTGCTGATGCAGGTCAAAGATTAGAGACACAAATTAATAATTTATCAATAGCAATAGGTAGAGATTTAATTCCTATTGGTGCTGCTCTTCAAAAACAATTTTCTGAGATTCTTCTTGGTTTTCAAGGCAATGATGGTGCTGTTGTTGCATTAACTGAAAGTTTGAAAGCTTTTGGTGGCTTCTTAGTTTCAACTGTAGCTCTTTCAAGAACTTTAGTAAGAACTTTAGTAGATTTAAGTAAAATTCTATTTGAAATTATTGTTAAGGGAGATTTTGAAGCCGCAGGGAAAGTTATTAGTAAAGGTTTTGAAGATCTAGCTACAAACTTTAAAAAAGACATAGATCTCTTTAGTGAAATTGCTAAAGGGGTTAAACCTCCCGAAGTTGGAGGTAGTGGTTCTAATACTACAACTGATGGTCTTGCAACTTTAACAGGGGATGAAGCAAACAAGGCACAAAGTATTTTAGATAAGTATAGAGAATCAGTTTTAGCAGTAAATGAGCAAATAGCTAATTCTTTTGTGAATACATTTAAAAAATTAGAAGATAGTCTTGTTGAGTTTGTACAAACTGGTGCTTTCAACTTTAAAAAACTTGCTCAATCTATAATTTCAGATATTACAAGAATATTTATTAGGTCACAAATAATAGCTCCTTTAACAGGAGGACTTAGCAATATATTTGGAGGAGGTAATAGACCTACTAATAACTTGATAGATGCAGGTACAACATTTAGTTCATCTAATCCTATTCAAGGTAATTTCAACCCATTTAGTACTGGAGACTTTTATGAATATGCAAAAGGAGGTGTTTTTGCTAAAAATAAAATTGTTCCTTATGCAATGGGAGGCATAATAGATCGTCCTCAAATTTTTCCATTAGCTAATGGAGCAGCGTTAGCTGGGGAGAGTGGGCCAGAAAGTATCATGCCATTGAAGCGTGGTAGGGATGGAAAACTTGGGGTTATAGCAAATGGAGGAGGAGTTGGTAATATAGTTGTGAATGTAGATGCTTCTGGTAGTTCTGTTGAAGGTGATTCTGCACAATCAGAACAGTTTGGTAGAGCTTTAGCTGCTGCTATACAATCAGAACTTATAGAGCAACAAAGGCCGGGAGGATTGTTAACTTAAATGGCTACTTTTCCATCAATAGAACCTAGTTATAGTGTCAAGAAACAACAAAAACCAATTACTAAAGTAGTGCGTTTTGCTGATGGTTATGAGCATCGTTTAATGTTTGGTATTCCAAATCATCAAAACCCTAGACAATATAATTTACGTTGGGAAAACATAACAGAAGACGAAGCTGATACTATTGATTATTTTTTAAATGAAAGAGCTTTTGATAAAGCTAGTTTTGATTATGCTCCACCAAGAGAAAGTTTCACAAAAACAGGAACTTATGCACAAAGTAGTACAACCATAACTATTACTATCACAAACCATAGATTGTTTGCAGGGGATTCTATAGTTGTTGATTTTACTTCTGGCTCTTCTGCTGATGCTACTTATATTGTTTCTTCAGTAACTAATGCAAATGTTTTTGTTGTTACCGCAGCTAGTGGAGCAACAACAAGTGGTAACGTATCAATCACCAAGACAGGCACAAGTAAATTTACTTGTGACTCTTGGACTAAAACAATTAACGTAGCTAATCTTGCAAATATTGACGCTGTTTTTATTGAAAAATTTGAGCCAGCATGAGTACTGATCCTGTATTTAGTGACATTCAAAAGGTAAACCCTTCTGCAATCATTGAGTTGTTTACTTTAACTTTAGATAGTACTTTGCATGGGGCAACAACAGTATATAGATTTCATGCAGGGACAAATTTAGATGCAAACGGAAAAATTGTATGGGCTGGTAATGATTATCTTAGATTTCCTGTACAAGCTACAGGTTTTGCTTATAAGAAAGGACAGCTTCCAAGACCTGTGTTAACAGTATCTAACATGGGTTCTTTAAGTATTTCAGCAATACTTTTAACTGTTAATCAAACAACTCCGGGTAATGATTTAACAGGTGCAAAAGTAGTAAGGATTAGAACAATGGCTAAATTTTTAGATGCAGCAAATTTTTCTGGTGCTACAAATCCTTTTGGTACTCCCGATAATACAGCAGAATTTCCACAAGAAATTTATTATATAGATCGTAAATCAGCAGAGAATAGAGAGGTAGTTTCATGGGAACTTGCAGCAGTTTTTGATCTCGCTGGAATTAGGTCTCCAAAACGTCAATGCACTAGATCTTTGTTCCCATCTATCGGTACTTTTAATCAATGAATTGGAAAGATGACGCATTGGTTCATGCGAAAGACCAAGATCCTAAAGAAGCAGTTGGTCTTTTATTAAATGTAAAAGGTAAAGAAAGGTATTATCCTTGTCAAAATTTAGCAATAACAAAACATCAAGAATTTATTTTAAATCCAGAAGATTATGTAAAAGCAGATAATTTAGGAGAGATATTAGCTGTTTTTCATAGTCATCC